ATTATAGTATTAATTTTTATAACATCTATGGGTATCTTTGGATTTCTATCTAAAGCACATTTAGACCAGGTAAAACCTACATCAGGTAACAAAATACAAATAGAGTTGCTTGATAGTAAGATTAATGCTCAACAAAATAGAATTGATAGGTCGCAGAAAACTATTAATCAATTAGATAAAGCATTAGATGTTTACATAGAAAAAGAGTTTGTTACAAGAGGGTTAAGGGAAAGAAAAAAACAAGAACCAGAAAGAAACATATTAAATGATGATATTACAGACGCATCTACCGTCTTAGGTGAACTAATGTTAGAGAAAAATACTCTTAAAATAGCACAAGATAAAATAGAAGCAGAAGTAGGTCCATTAAAATATGTTGCAGAACTAATATACGGTGATAGTGCAGAAGATTACTTTGATTCGGCAGTTCGAATTGTTATCATTATATTAGTATTTGTTTTTGACCCTTTAGCAGTATTATTGCTTATATCAGCAAATATTTCATTATCAGAACATAGACAAAGAAAAAGGTTGACAAAAGTAAATGAAAAGGATATACTGGTACAGAGATTAGAAAAAATATCACATTCAGAAAAAATCAAAGATAAAAAATTGAGAGAGTTAAGAAAAAAAGAAAGAGATTATAAACAGTTTGTACATAAGTTAGGTGCAAAAGAATTATCAGATTTAAATGCTGATGAGATAAAAGTTAAATTAGACCAGATTATGGATTGGAATGAACAAGCAGACAATCAAAAACCACAAGACATATCTGAGCAATTTAAACCTAAAAAATATTTGGAGGTAGATAATGACGGACTTAATAGAAAAAAGAATAAGTAGAGCAGAAAAGGCGAAAGCAAGGTGTACTGACACCGATATGATAAACTTTTGGGATAGAGTTATAAAGTATTTTGAAAATAAATTAGAGAGGACATATCATTAATGAATATATTTTACCTAGATAGATGTCCCGTAAAATCAGCAGAGATGTCCTGTGATAAGCACGTTGTTAAAATGATATTAGAATCAGCACAACTATTATGCACAGTGCATAGAGTATCTGATGGTACAGAGTATTATGATAAGACTGCTAAAGGTAGAAGGATAAAAAGATGGAAGCACCCAAATAGTAATCTAGAAGCAACATTATATAAAGCAGGTTGGTTAAAACACCCTAGCACACAATGGTTATTTGAAAGTCCATTTAATTACGTTTGGTTGTATGAACATATGATGGCGTTAAATGAAGAATACAAAAAAAGATACAATCATACAAAAGACCATATAACAATACAAAAACTAGGAGAAGTGTTAAAATCATTACCTGTAAATTTTGAGAATGAAGATGCATGGGAAACAGAACCATTACCTGCAATGCCTGAATATTGTAAAATAAAAGGTGATGCAGTAGCATCTTATAGGAAGTATTACATTATGGAGAAGAGAAGATTTGCAACTTGGAAATCACCTGCTAAAATACCTGACTGGTATTTAAAAGGTATTAATAATATAAAGGAGAAAGAATGTCAAAGTCAATGAGAAATGATATGCTTGATGCAGTAAGAATGTCTTGTGAAGGACAATTACAAGCACATAAAATAAACGTAGAAATTTATTTAAATAAATCAATAGGTATTGGTGAACATAGTGATATCATACAAACTGTTATAAAAGAATTAGAGCAAGTGGCGAAGTATGAAGAACTATTGAATACTTTAGAAAATCATTTTAAAAAAGAAGAAGTTTACATAGATGAAATTAAGTAAGATACCTGGTTTAGGTAGATTTGGCATATACGTTGATGATTTAAAGATTGAAGATTTGAATAATGATAGATGGTTACTATTAGGTGAAGAACACCTAAAAGGTTTAGTAACCATTATTCGTGATGTTAAATTCAAAGATGCAGGTGAGTATAAAAAGTGGATGAAGAAATGGGGTAATCCACTTTATTTACCCATGTTAGCATTAAAGAAAAAATACAACATCAAAAAGTGGACTGCTTATGATTTCTTTAAAATGGATAAAGAAGATAAAAAGTATATAGAAGATGTTAAAAGAATGGTCGTATCAGCAGATGGTAGATTTAATAGTGTGTTGAGAGTTACAGAGAACAGAACATCTGATGATAAACCTATGGGTCTATTTGGTAGAGGTGATTTAGAATGGCACTGTAATGATGGTGGACTGCTATATTCTATTCCTGGTATATCATTATGGGGTCAAAGAAATATGACCAATAGTAGCACAGGTTTTATGACAACAGTTGATTGGTATGAGGAACAACCTGAGAGTGTTAGAAAAGAATTAGATGATGCAATTGTGATTCACAAATATTCATCACAACAAGTTAATCCAGATGGTGAAAAATATGATGATGAGGTTGTAAGCAGAAACGTATTCTGTGATGGTAATATAGCATCAAAATTACATAATGATGAAAACCTACCAGAGATACCTTTGGTTAGAAAATCTTTATACGGATATCGTGGTATACATTTAAGCACATCATGTTATCAAATCGTAGGTTTATCAGTAAAAGAATCACAAAAGTTTTTTGACCATTTACGAAAGTCACTGTTTCAGGAGAAATATACTTACAGACATAAATATAAGAAAGACAATGATTTATTGATTTTTGATAATACCATTACGTTACACAATAGAGAAGGTAAAACTAAGGATAGATTAGCATTTAGAATACCTAACGATTATTCTAAATTAAGACCTGAGTATAATCCTTACATTCAAGAACCATATAAATCAGATTACGCAATAATAAAGGAAAATTATGCCAACATATGATTTTGAAAATACAAAGACTGGTAAAGTTTTTGAGAAGTTTATTTCTATTTCTGACAAAGAAAAGTATTTAAAAGATAATCCAGATATAAAACAATGTGTTTCTGGAATAAATATAGTAGGTGGAGTTTCTGGTATATCATACAAATCTGATAGTGGTTGGAATGATAATTTAACTAGAATTGCAGAAGCACACCCACAAAGTAATTTAGCAAAAAATCAATTAAGAAGAAGCACAAAACAAGTTAAGACTGAAAATGTCTTAAAAAAACATAGAAAGAGAAACAGATGGTAGATATTCCAGATTATATGCGAGGGTTTGATTTAGATGAAGATTATGGATTTACTCCTGTCCAAGCAAAACCAAAAACAGAAACATCTGTTGATAAGAAAGTGGTGGAAAATACTAACATAGAATTATCAAAAGTAAAAAACGATTTATCAGATTTAAAATCAATGATGAACGAAGTATTACAAGTGGTTGCAGAAAAAGATGATATAACAAAAGAGATAGAAGATACAGAAGTTCTTAAAAGATTTAAAAGCATAGAAAAAGTCATATTACCATTTTTATATAATCTGAGTAAAACAGATGAACCTTACATACATTGGCCTAATAGAGGTCCTATTATAAAAGCACAAATAGATAAGATATTAGAATTAACAAGAGGTAGAGATGGAACTAAGTAAAAACTTTACATTAAGAGAGATGACAAGGTCACAAACTGCTACTAGAAAAGGACTAGATAATAAACCTTCTGGAACCCACGAAGCAAATTTAGTATTACTTTGTCAAAACATATTACAACCATTAAGAGATTATTATGGTAGACCTTTAAGAGTAACATCTGGTTATAGAAGTCCAGAATTATGTGTTGCTATCGGGTCATCAATTAATTCACAACACGCAAAAGGTCAGGCGGCGGATTTTGAGATACCAGGTGTATCAAATAAAGATTTAGCAGAACACATCAGAGATAATTTAAGTTTTGACCAATTGATATTAGAGTTTCATAGTCCAGTAGACCCTATGAGTGGTTGGGTACATTGTTCTTTTAATAACAAAGTTGAAAATAGAAAAGAATTTTTAAGAGCATATAAAGATAATGGTAAAACAAAATATGAAATGTATAGTAATGAAGTATTTGCAACTGAAAGTGATATAGTGAGTGGTTCAAAAAAATAAAACTGATGACCATTTTATTGAAGAAGATGATTATGTATATGCAGGCAATCATTTAATAGTAGACATATATGGTTACGATAAAGAGTATAGAGATTTTAATCATCTATTAGCAAAAGCATCACATCTTGCAGGTGCTAAATTGCTCTACTCATATACACATGATTTTGACAATGGTGGTATTACAGGTGTCGCCATATTAGCAGAATCACATATATCATTTCACACTTGGGCAGAGAGAGATTATATTGCATTTGATGTCTTTATGTGTGGTGACACACAACCATACAAAGCAATTAATTTTATCAAAAAAGAATTGAAAGCAGAAGACGTGAAAATTAAAATAATTAAAAGAGGTAAAATTGCAAAGTAGTTGGGGTTTCCATTTGATATTAGATTGTAAAGGTAGTAAAATGTCTAAAGAGTTAGTCAAAGATGCTAAATTTATAAAGGAGTTTACAAAGATTTTAGTAGATGGTATTGAGATGAAAGCATATGGTGAACCTATTATAGAACACTTTGCAACGCACGAAGAAAATGCATCAGGTTATAGTTTGGTGCAATTAATAGAAACATCAGCAATCACAGGTCACTTTTGTGATATCAATGGTGATTTTTATTTAGATATTTTTAGTTGCAAGAGTTTCAGCATTGACATTGCAAAAGAAATAGTGTATAGTTACTTTAAACCTAAATTAATAAGAGAAACATTTTTAACTAGACAGGCATAATATAATGAAATTTAATTTTATAGACATAGACAAGAGTGTATTACCTACTGCAAAAGGTAGAAGAAAAGGTAAGTATCGTTTTTATGAAGTAAATGGTACAAACTATCCAAGTGTTACATCCGTTCTAGGTGTAAGAAAGAAAGTAGAACTTCAACAGTGGAGAGATAGAATTGGCGAAAATGTTGCTAATTGGGAAATGGGTAGGGCGGCAAGACGTGGTACTGCAACACACAATCTTATAGAAAACTACATCAAAGGTGAACCACTCACAGAAAAGAGTGTACTACCTTTAGGTTTATTTAAGTTAATGAAACCTTATGTTGATAAGATAGAGAATATACATTGTTTAGAAACAGTATTATATTCTAGTAAGTATAAATTAGCAGGTCAAGTAGACTGTATTGCAGAGTATGATGGTGAATTATCAGTAATTGATTTTAAGACTGCTAACAAAGAACGAAAAGTAGAGTGGATTGAAAACTATTTCTTACAATGCACTGCATATGGTTTAATGTATGAAGAATTATTCGAAAAACCTATAAAGAAGATAGTTTTAATCATAGGTGGTGAAGATGGTTCTATGGTGACTCATGTAAGAAATAAAGAAGATTACATACCTAAATTAGAAGAAGTCGTAGAAGACTTTTATAAGATGTTTAATCTGGAGTATAATGAGCAACAACTTTCATAGATACATCAAATTGCCTTTCGATTTTATAAAACCTTCTGAAACTATGAGAACAATGAGTTCTGAACAAGAAGAAAAAACTTCTATATGGGATACAGAGAAAAAAGGTAAAACAGATGTATACAAATTCAATATACCAGAATTAAATGAAAATGTAAAATCCTTCTTAGATGACTATGATTTGTTTTATAATACAAAATTAATGTTTTATACAAGTCCTAAAGACAGGATAAATATTCATGTTGATAGCAACAAAGATGCAAATTATTTAAACGATACAAAGAACTATTTTGATAACCATGTTAAACTAAATTATACTTGGGAAAATGAAAATAGTTCTTTGAGATGGTGGAAAACAGAAGATAATAATAATCTGAAGGTAGATACACATACTTATGAAAATGGTAAGACATGGAAGGTCATATGGGCAGAAGAGGGTAAATGTCAAATGATATATGAAAAACGAATTGATAAACCAAGTATTGTAAATACAGGAATGTTACATTCTACAAATAATCCATCAAATAAAGAGAGGATTACATTGTCATACAATTTAGTTAAAAAAGAAAACTTACAACTTTTAACTTTTGATGAGATAGAAGAGGTTTTTGGAGATTTATTATATGAATAAGTACCATAGATACATAAACGTACCTTTCGAACTAAAAGAACCACCTTTAAATCGTTATGCTGATGATGAAGAGTTCAGAGTTAAGGGTAGATGTGGATTAGACCAGTGCAAAGACAGATGCGAGTTCGCAAATATTAATGCTTGTTACGACCAAGATTTTTTTAAGTGGTTGAAACTATCATTAAAAGTGAATGAGGATAAAGTTCAAGATTTTTTAGCAGAATATGGTTTGTTTAGTGATAATATATTATATTTTATTACCAAACCTGATGATAAGATGATTGTGCATATAGATAATAATAAAGAAGAATATTATCTTGCAGAAGAAAGAAAAATAGAAGATTACTTAGATGACCATGCTAAGATTAATTTCACTTGGGGACCTAAAGAAAGCACAATGCGTTGGTGGTCAAGTGATAAAAAAGATATTAGTATAGAAAGTGATGTTGATGAAGACGGTAATGATTGGAAATTAGTTATAGGTAACGAGAAGAAAAGTAAACTACTGTACGAGAAATCGATTTATAAACCAAGTCTTGTAAATGCAGGAGTTTTGCATTCCGTTTACAATCCATCAAAAATAGAAAGAAGAATAACACAATCTTTTAATATAGTAGACAAGAGAAAAATAAAGTTAGTATCTTTTCAAGATGCAGTTGAAATATTTGATAAATATATAACGGAACAAGAGGAAATAGCATGACTTCAAAAACAGTAAAATACACAGTATATGAGAATACAGAAGCACCAACAACTTGGAGTAATAGTGATAATGATGTTACAGTTGTAAATGACGGAACTACGCACATTGTTATTAGTGATTTAGACCACACTACTTCTAGAAGTGGTAATGTAGTTAGACAAGGTACATTTGATTTAGACTTAACAAAAGATACTACTCTTAATTCAAAATTTTTTACTAATATTGGTGGTGAAGAAATTGTATCAACATTTAATGTTGTAATATCACCTCAAGGCGGTACTAGTTATAATCTTGTAGCAAAATATGTTGATGAAACAGATTCAACAACATTAGAAGATGCAGTAGAAAATGATAGTTTTGATGATTGGTGTAAATTTAAAATAAATGGTGTAACAAAGCATACATTAGATTCATTAAGTGTGGGTGAGCAACAATTAGGAACTCATGCACATACATGGAATGGGTCTGATGCATTATCAATCGAATATGAGGCAAGTCAAAGAAATATTGATGACTCATCATATCAAACAGCATTTAGTGTAAAATTTGACATAACCTAAACTAATTTATTATTATGAGATTTGATGGATTAATACCTGGTTATCAGGTGGATGTGAATGTAAATAATAAATCTTCAGTAAACAGATATTGGGATTATGGTAGAATTGTTGATGGTAAGAAACAATTAGACCCACATTTACATTATGGTTGTTATCTTCTAGGATATAAACAATTAGATTTTATAACAAAAACACAAATACAGATGATACTATCTGAACTACCAGAAGTTGGTGAGAACTTTCTATCTTCAGATGAACTATATCTAAACAGTAGAAGTTTTGAGTTAGCAACAAAAATAAAAGAGATGAGTGGTGGATTTAAAAGTTTCTATGCACTATCAGGTAGTGATGCAAATGAAGGTGCTATCAAATTAGCATTTGCATATAATCAGAAAAAAGGTAATGATAAAAGAAAAGTCATATTAAGTTTTGATGGTAGTTATCACGGTTCTACATATCTAACTCAATCAGTTGGTAATACTTTATTTAATGAAGACCCATTTTATGGAGTACCAAAATATAATTGGAGTAGAATAATTGATAGAAATGATGACATTACAAAAACAGTTGATTTAGAAAAAGTAGCATGTATTATAGTAGAAACACATACTTATGCTAAGAAATTAAAACCATATACAGAGAAGTTTTGGAAGAATTTAGAAATCATTAGAATCATGTACGATATTCCTATAATTGTAGATGATATATTCATGGGTGGTGGTAAATTAGGTAAGTTCTTTGGTTGGGAGACAACATCATTTAGACCTAGTATATTTACAATGGGTAAATCAATCACTGGTGGTCATTTTCCATTATCAATGACTTGTTATGACAGTTATATTGATGACGCATTAGGTGACGATTTTAATTGGGACCATGGATATACATATTCTTTTTATCAACCAGGTATTATGAGTATGTTATACTATCTTGAAAAATTAAACTTTGATAATTTTGATAAAATTAGAAAAACAGTCACAGAAATATTTGAGAAAAATGACTTTGAAATACAAGCAAATGCTGGTATTATTTTTAGCACTAAACGAGAAAAACCATATCATCTAATAGCACCTTTAAATGCTACTGATGAATATTATGACGTGTTAAATACAACATTGACAAATTTAAAAGAAAGTGTTATAACATAGTATGACAAAAGATAGTTTTGGAAATTTCTCTAATCATATCATTAAGATTGATTGGGCAAAAATAGAATGCTCAGGACAAGATAATAGTCACCCGAAGGTTTACTATCATCTTAAAGTAGGCGAAACAAAACAATGTGCATATTGCAACTTAACCTGGAAGAGAATAAAATTATTATGAATAGTGTTACATTTTATAGTGAAGTAGAAAAGATTAAAAGACAGAAACGAGATATGACATATATGGACGCAGTTGTTTTTTATTGTGAAGAAAATGATATAGAGATAGAAACTGTAGGTAAATTTATATCAAAAGTTTTAAAAGAAAAGATAGAATCAGAAGCAAGAGATTTAAACTTCTTACCAAAAGTAGGAAAATTACCTATATGACACAAGTAACATTGATGGATAAAATGGGTTCTGACTTATCTGTTGTTAATTCTGCAAGAGTTTCATTTGCAAAAGAGCATGAAACAATGCAAGATAATGATGAGAAGTTGATTAAATATCTAGCAAATCATAATCATTGGTCACCTTTTGGTCACGGTTCTTTGCAATTTAGAATAAAAGCACCTGTATTTGTTGCAAGACAGTTAGTTAAACATCAAGTAGGTTTAGTCTGGAATGAAGTTAGTCGTAGATATATTGACTCAGACCCAGAGTTTTATGTTCCGTTTTTATGGAGAGAAAAACATGAAAACAAAAAGCAAGGTTCTACTGATAAAGAGGTAGAATATGATATTACACCTTTGATTAAGAAATCAAAAGAGATGTATCAAGATATGTTAGATAGTAATATTGCACCTGAGTTAGCAAGAATGATATTACCTCAATGTATGATGACAGAGTGGATATGGTCAGGTACATTATATGCTTTTGCTAGAGTATGTAATTTAAGAAATAAACCAGATGCTCAACAAGAAACAACTGAAGTTACAAGAGATATAGCACATCATATGAAGGACCAGTTTCCTATTAGCAGTAAATATTTGTTAGAGAATGAATGAAAAGAGTATTTTGTATTGGTAATGGTGAGAGTAGAAAGGGTGTTAATTTAGACACACTAAAACCTCATGGTAAAATATATGGGTGTAATGCTATATATCGAGATTATACACCTGACGTATTGATTGCAGTTGACCAAGGTATCATACACGAGATATATCATAGTGGATATGCATACAATAACGAGTGTTACTTTAGAAATTGGCACTTACATGATGAAAAGAATTTCAACATAACAGTTTACGGAACTGAAGATAAAGAGGTGATAGATTTCATAAAGAGTCTAAATTTATTGACAGTAAATAAAAAAGGTAATAGCACAAAGTTTGCTATGGGTGGACCTGCACTATATCAGTTTGCAAAACAAGTTAAAAAGAATCCAGCAAAATTAAAACAGTATCAAGAATCATTTAAAGCAAAGGTAACTTGGGTTGAAAATGATAAGGTCAATAGTATTAAAGAAGAGCAAGGTGGTCAGGATTTAGGTTGGGCGGCAGGTTGCACTGCTATATGGTTTGCGATTAGGAATGAAGAACCACAACAAGTTTATTTAATTGGACATGATTTAAATAGTAAGACAGATTTAATTAATAATATGTACAAGGGTACACCTAATTATAGTGGAGTATCACACAAAGAAACACCGTCAAATAATTGGTTGATACAGTTGAATGCACTTATAAAAGAAAATCCTGATATAGCATTTTATAAAGTAAACAGAGAACCTATTGATAACAATTGTAAAGTAAATAGACAACAACCACAATTAAGAGGTCATAAAAATTTAGTGTATATTACATATGAACAATTACAAAGGAGCATTGACAATAAGTGGTAATTTTGATATAGTAGTACACATTATGAATCATATAAATAGTAATGATACCGATAATATAGGTAACACGAATATAATAATATAAGGAGAATATATGGATTTCGAAACATTAAAACAATCATCTAGCAACTTTGATGCTTTAACCAAAGCATTAGATGAAAAACTAAACACAGAAGATAATAAAGGTGATAAGAGTAAATATCAAGACGATAGACTCTGGAAACCAGAACTTGATAAATCAGGTAATGGTTATGCAGTATTAAGATTTTTACCTGCATCTGAAGGTGAAGACATGCCATGGGTAAGATTATGGTCACATGCATTTCAAGGACCTGGTGGTTGGTTTATCGAAAACTCTCTTACAACTCTTAATCAAAAAGACCCGGTGTCAGAAGAAAATTCAAGACTTTGGAATACTGGTGTTGATTCTGACAAAGAGATTGCAAGAAAGAGAAAAAGAAAATTATCATATTATGCAAACGTCTATGTTGTGAGTGACCCTAAAAGACCAGAGAACGAGGGTAAAGTATTCTTATACAAATTTGGTAAGAAGATATTTGATAAGATTACTGAAGCAATGAAACCACAATTTGAAGACGAATCACCAATCAACCCATTTGACTTCTGGAAAGGTGCAAACTTTAAACTGAAGATTAGAAAAGTTGATGGTTATTGGAACTACGATAAATCAGAATTTGAGGGTGTAAAACCTGTTGCTGAAGACGATACAAAGATAAAAGCAATATGGCAGAAACAATATCCTCTAAAAGAATTCTCTGACCCTAGTAATTTTAAATCCTATGATGAACTCAAAGAGAAACTGAATAGGACAATTATGGGTTCGAGAAGTGCTACAGACATCAGTCAAACAGACCTCCCACCTAAGACTAATGGTGTAGCAAAAGTTGAAGAAGTTAAAACTTCCAATGCTAGTGAAGGTGAAGACGATACTATGTCATATTTTAGTAAGTTAGCAGACGAAGATTAATCTCTCTCATACTTCGAAACTTTAGAAGGGAAGTGGAAACACTTCCCTTTTTTTATATAAATATATGTTATGGTAAGTATATTAGACCCAATCACTAAAAAACAAGGTGACTCAATGAAGTCACAATCTTGGTATAGAAGTCAAATAGCAAGTCTTACAGACAAAATTACTGCTGGTAATTTATTGCGTTCAGGTAGACTCTTAAACAGACCTAGTGCAGGTAGATTAAATATGTTTATCTATGACCCTAAAACAAAAGATAAATTACCATATTACGATATGTTTCCTCTAGTATTACCCTTAGATGTGATACCTGGTGGATTTATAGGAGTAAACTTTCATTATCTACCTCCAGCATTAAGATTAAGATTTTTAGAATCCTTACAAGCATATGCATCAAGCAAACTTATTAATAAAAGAACACGACTTGATGTATCGTATGACCAATTAAAGAAAAACAAATACACAAAACCAACCATAAAGAAGTATTTGTATAAACAAGCAAGGTCAAATTTTTTAAGAGTAGACGCAAACGAATCAGCAATCGCAGTTATGTTACCGGTGGCACAATTTGCTAAAGAAAGTGTAAGGAGGGTATATACTGATAGTAGAGGTATGTTATGAGTTTTCGACAACGTATCAAAGATAGGTATAACAAACTATGCACCACAGACAATGTTATAGATATAACTGTAGATGCTATTATATTGTTAGCAGATGTTCTGACATCACCTATTTTAATTGTTGTTAGACTTATCAAACACATTGTCAATGTCTATTTTATAGATAGAATAAAAAGAGCAATCAAATGGGTTGTTCATAAAGTATTAAGGATAAAATAATGTATGAATATAGAATAAAAGAAATTACAAAGATAGTTGATGGTGACACTATTGATGCTATAATAGACTTAGGATTTGACATATTACATAGTGCTAGAATTAGATTATATGGTATAGACACACCTGAAAGCAGAACAAGAGATTTAGAAGAGAAGAAGTATGGATTATTAGCAAAGAAGTTTCTGACTAATTGTTTAAAAACTGAACACCCTATCATATTAAGAACACATAAAGAAGAGAAGGGTAAGTTTGGTAGAATATTAGGTGAAATAATTATTGATGAAAAGAACATAAATACATATATGATAGAGAGTTATCATGCTGTTCCTTATCAAGGTCAAAGTAAATATGACATTGATGAGTTACATATGAACAATAGAGAGATGTTAAGTAAGGATAATTAATGGGAATAATAAAAATAGGTGGTAAAATTGCTGGTATTGATGTAGGTATCAATATAACAAGAGATAAATCACTAGAAAATGTAACAAGAGACCCGAGATTAAAACAGAATGGTGGTAAACCTGGTGTAAATCCTAATTCTGTATTAGGACAATTCTTAGCAAAAACAAATAAAGCAGAAGGATTTAGCAGACCAAATAGATTTTACATAAACATACGACCACCGAAGGCGATGAGAGCATCTGCTGGTCAATTAGGAACTATAGATGAATTTGATGGTTTTCCTAATTACAAATTTGAAACAAATACCATTGCAAGAGATGTACAAGCATTTTGTAGTAAAATTTCGATACCTGATAGAAAAATGGGTACAACAGATTATAAGACGGGTGCAGGTCCAACAAGAAATATAGTAACAGATGTAACATATGCAGACTTTAGTGCAACATTTTATTGTGACAAATTGATGGTAGAAAGAAACTTTTTTGAATTATGGCAACAATCTGCATATAATAATCAATCATATAATTATGATTATTATGATAACTATGTTGGTGAGATAGAAATATTTCAAT